CACTATGGCTACTTTAACCTTTGGCTCATCTCTTTTTCACAAATTCTTGTCATCGTGCCTTACATCATCATGGGCAATGGCCTATTTAGCGGCGTTATAACGCTTGGTGTGCTTATACAAGCTAGCAATGCCTTCTCGCAGGTCAGAGAGAGTTTTAGCGTCTTTATCGATAACTGGACGACAATAACAGAGCTAAGGTCTGTAAATAAGCGTTTGAGAGAATTTGAGAGAAATATAAACTATAAGGCGTAAGGGTTAAATTTAAGATATAGCGTCTAAATTTTGATTTATGCGGTCATAAACCAAGCAGCACACTGAATACACTTTGTCATCAGGTAAGTATCAGGCAAATTTTAAAATTAGAGCTGGCATATCACGGCTCTAAATTTAGTGGCAAGTAGCTACGAGACCTAAATTTAGCAGTCTGCTAAGGCGAGTGAATGAGATTTTAAAATTTGCAAAAAAGTAAATTACTATTTTTGATATCACAAAATTTAAATTTATCCATTCGTTTAACAATGCATATCTAACTCAGGCTATAATTTTAGTCCAAAAAGGATAAAAATGAAAAAATTTCTACTTACATTGTTAGCGACTAGTTTGCTCTTCACTGGCTGCTCAAGCGTTACAAAAGCAGGCGTTGTTGGTGCTGATCGTAAGCAATTTATGCTAGTCTCATCAGAAGCTATGGAGCAAAGCTCAGCCCAAGCCTACGTCAAGACGCTAACAGCTGCTAGAAGTAAAGGCGAGCTAAATGTCGATCCAATCCTTACAAAAAGAGTTCAAGATATCGCTAAAAGACTCATCGCTCAAACTGGTGTTTTTAGAGATGACGCTCTAAAATGGAAGTGGCAAGTAAATGTTATTAACGAGGATACGCTAAATGCTTGGTGTATGCCAGGTGGCAGGATAGTCGTTTATAGTGGCATCATAAAAAGGCTAAATTTAACAGATGCGCAGCTAGCTGCAGTCATGGGGCACGAGATCGCACACGCTCTTAGGGAGCACAGCAGAGAGCAAGCAAGTGCTGATCAGATGAAAAGCATAGGTATCTTTGCAATAGCCACAGCTACTGGCCTTGGCGATCTTGGAGCTAATGCTCTAAATTTAGCTAGCGAATACACCATATCTCTGCCGTTTTCTCGCTCGCATGAAACCGAGGCTGATCACATCGGTACTGAGCTAATGGCAAGAGCCGGATATGATCCAAAAGAAGCGGTCGAAGTCTGGGTAAAAATGAGCAAGATGAGTGGCGGAAAGGTGCCTGAAATTTTAAGCACTCACCCATCAAACGAGAGCAGGATAAAAGATCTAAAAGAGATCGCAGCAAAGCTTGAGCCAGTCTATCAAGCTGCTAAAAGAGGCTAGGCTTGATAGAACAAGCAAATTTGAGTGATCTTGAAACGATTACACAAATTTATAATGAATATATTTTAGAAAAAACTGCGACTGCTGATATGCAGCCAGCTAGCACAAAGGAGCGAGAGCCTTGGTTTAAAGCTCACAACAACTCTCGCCCAATCTTTGTCTATAAAGAAAATGGTGAAATTTTAGGCTGGTGTTCACTTAGTGATTTTAATCCTAAAATAGCTTACAAAATAAGTGTAGAAATAAGCATCTATGTAGCTAAAAAGGCTCTTGGCATTGGCAAGCAGCTTTTAAGCCACAGTCTAGATGAGGGAAAGAGGCTAAATTTAAAAATTATCGCTCTGATATTTAGTGAAAACAAAACAAATCTTAGGCTATTTTAAAAAATTTGACTTTGAAAAATGGGGCTAATTGCCTAGCATTTGTCTGATGGGCAATGAGTACAAAGATGTCGTTATCTTGAGGCTAAAGCTTTAAGAGCTAAGCATTAAGCAAATCAAGATATAATTCCACTTCTTCATGGGTAGATGTCCGAGCGGTTTAAGGAGCACGCCTGGAACGCGTGTGTGGGGCAACTCACCGAGAGTTCGAATCTCTCTCTACCCGCCACTACTTACAAACAATACTAAACTTTTATCAACTTTTGCAAACATTAAGCCACGATTTTAACGTTATTTTAAAGCCTTTATACATAAAATTACAAACAATTATAAACAATGGCAAACTATTACTATCACAACTTTTTAGCTGACTTTTAGCTGATCGCCTTTAAAAAAGTAGCTAAAAATATAAAAATAGTCAGCCAAAAAGGATTATAAATGCCTAAACTATCACGCCAACTCACGATCACGCAGTTTAAAAATTTAAAAGCCAAAGAGAAGCCATATTTTGTCAGCGACGGCGATAACCTGCTAATTAAAATAATGCCAAATGGCACAAAGTTTTTTATGTATGAGTTTAGAGAAAATGGCAAGCGCCACCGCCTAACTCTTGGTAAATATGATGAAATGAGCCTAAGCGAGGCAAGAGATAAAAGAAGTGAGCTACGATCAAAACTAAGCCAAGGTGAAAGCCTAACGCAAACAGCAGAAAAAACAAAATTTAGGGCAGTATTTGAAGCGTGGTATAGGACAAAAACTAAGTTGAGTGAGAAACAGCAGTTTTGGGTAAAAAGGCGGTTTGAAACGTTGTTATTGCCAAAGCTTGGTGAGATGAGTATAAAAGACATAAGCAGAAAAGACATAATAGCTGCCATTAGTCCCCTACTCGAGGACGAAAAGCTAGAAACAGCCGACCGAGTGCTAAGTATATTAAGCGGCTTTTTTAAATATGCCCTATTGCACGAGTATGTAGATCATAATATAATAGCAGATATTGACAAAAAGACACTATTGGGGCGTAGAGAAGTAAAACATTTTGCATACTTAAAAAATGATGATGAAATAAGAGCCGTATTAATGGCGATAAGAGATTATTTTGGAGATATAAGAGTAAAAATGTGTGCAATATTTCAACTATATACCGCAGTAAGAGGGCAAAATGCTAGAAATGCCAAATGGTCGCAGATAGATTTTGAAAATTGCGTTTGGCATATCCCAGCAAGTGAGATGAAAACGGCAAAGCCCCACGATGTATTTTTATCTCAAAGTGTGATCACCTTGTTAAAAACATATCGTGAGCGCCTACCGCTAAAAAGTGAGTTAATTTTTCCGTCCATAAAATCAAACGTCACACCATTAAGCGACAACACTATCCGTTTAATGCTTAGAAATCTAGGTTTTAATAAGGATATGGTAACGCCACACGGCTTTAGAGCTACTTTTAGCACGATAGCTAACGAAAACATAGATAAGCACGGCTGCAATAGCGACGTTATTGAGCTTTGTCTCGCTCACGTTGAGAACAACAAGGTTAAAGAAGCATATAACCACGCTAAGAACCTAAAAGCTAGGGCTAGGCTTATGCAATGGTGGAGCGATTATTTAGATAGTTTGGGTGGCTTTGCCTGATTTATAGGCAGAAATAGAGTTTTGAGAATAATAAATTATCTTAGAGTTGATCTTGCTTGCCGTGATCTTGCCAGCTAGCACTAACCGCCTTAAACTGATAGGCGATGTCAGCCCCAACTCTTTCAAGGCTTCATCACGAGTAATAAATTTATCGCTCATTTCTTACCCTTTATGTAATCTTTCAAATCTCGCAAAGCGTGCCGTAAAAAACGGACGTCGCATTTAAATAAAAGAGCTTGTATCTGCTCGACTAGGTTTGATTTTTTGTTATGCTCCTCACAAAACGCCTCTAGGTTTGCAAGGGCTGTTAGGTGTTTTTCTTTTTCTGGGCTACTCATTTAGTTTTCCTCTCTTTTTCTAAACTAGGCTTACTCCTCCAAGACCACCATTCCATTCCGTCATACTCTTCACGTTCTAGCCAGTCATCAGTATCCTTAAATGTTATCCAGCCTTTCCAATACTGCGAGCCATAACCCTTATCATACATACGCATAGTTATTGGTATCTCATCCCAAGCGATTTCCTCTTTGCCCTTATAGCTTGTAATAGTAGAGAAACACCAGTCCATTGAGTATTTAAACATATATTCATCTATCTTGTGGTTTCCTATGAGGTCTAATGTTTCTTGCTTAAAGTTAGCCATTATCTCTCTCCTCAAAATACCAGCACACACTTTTATAAATGTTTTCCCAAAACTCCATAAAAGGCTCAGGTGCTTCTTTTATACGTCGCAATACTACTTTTGGCATACATATTGCAAGCAGTGGGATTAATAACCCAAAGTAAAGGGCAAATGATATAACGACAAGAGGACTGAGTATAATCAGAACCAACCATTTTTGAAGTGTTTTTAATTTATGCATCTAATAACTCCTTTTATATTAATCTTCCATCATTCTTTCAGTAATGCCTACTATGGCGGCTTTTAGGAAATAGATAGGGTCGTTGATAAACTTCTTAAATCTAAACAGAAGAAGAATAGGCAAGGCTATATGTGTAATATACAAAAAGAAAAGACCTCCGCCTATAACTTTACCTAAGTACCTAGAACTCGTAATAATTGCTACCCCTATAAAGGCTATACAACCTGATATAATCCATTCAAAAGCATTCATTAATTCTCCTTTCTTACTTTAGTAATTCTTTATTTTCGTAGATGTTGCCTACCACCACACAATCACTAGCTAAATTATTGTCTAGTTCTTCAGGCATAGCATTAGAGAAAGCTACATCAAAACCTGCTCGTAAGTGAGACCAGATTACTTCTCCTAAGTTTCCATTAGAGAATTGGAGAATATCTTTCCCATATATCTCTTTGTCGTTTTTGTCTTTTAAGCCGGTGTATTGCATAACAATAAAAGCTCTTTGCTCTGGTGTTCCTGGAAAAATCTCCCAAGCAGGCAAGTGAAAAATATCAGCCCAGCTAAGCATTTTTGCGTTTAGTATGCTCCAAACTCTAAATTTAATCTCTCTCATTTGCTATCCTTTAATTTTTTGTATGCTTCAAGCAGCCTTTCTCGCTCGTCTTGTTTGAGGTAAAAGTAATCGTAAAGCGAAAAATTTATCCAAGTTGGCTGGATGTCAAATTTTAAAAGTAATTTATTGAGACGCTGTAGATTTTTGTAGTCGTCTTTTTTAAATTCCCAATTGTGGCTCAAAAACCACTCCAAAAGCCCCATTAATCTCTCTTTTTCCGTTTTCCACCAAAACACTATCAATCCTTTCAAATATTCTCAATATAAAAATAAGCCAGCGTTTGGCTATCCTCTGCCTCTTTGCGATATTTTGTATCACAACTCTTGTTTGAGATATACGCTATTTTGTCTTTATTCACCGCGTAAAACTCCGCTAGTATCGGAGCCAGCCTTTGCCCTTTGCGTTCGTTTGGTGCTAAGCGCAAATAAAGCAGATCACACGCTAGTTGTGGTGCTGTCGTGCTAAAGTTTTGCTTGGCAATGCTCGCCTTGTTGTCCAAAGCGTTTATTTGAGTTTCTATCCGCCTCTTAAATGCGTGATAGTGCCCCACTATCGGCGTCATCGTCTCTATTAGCTCATCGATAAATTTGCTCGCCTTTTTATTGATGAAAAGCCCTAGCTTTTCCGTGCTATCCATCTGTAAAAAGCTATATGCCATTACAAAAATGGCGGCGTCTTTTAGTTCAGCCGTTGTCATCACACTGCCTTTTAAGATATTAACACATATCTGCATCGACGATATACTCTCTCCAAAGCTCGTCGATTTTATCTCTTGCTTTTTGACTGACTTTTAAAAGCCTTTTTACGCCTTTATATGTAAATACTACGTAAGGCACATGCGGCTTTACTCCATCTTTGTCTAATATACAACCTTGATGTACTTCATAATCTCTGCCAAGTTTAAATTTATCATCAATAAAAGCTGCTCCGTATTCTTTGGCGGCGTTTTCAGGCGAAAATATCATTTCGCCACAAAAGTGAAGCTCTAGCTCTTGTAAAATTTTAAATTTTTTATAATGTGTCATCATATGCTCCTCTAAAATTTAGTTCGTTAAATGCTTGTTCTAAAATGTCGCGTCTATATGTGCCTACTTTGCCGTGCTTTTGATCAGGGATAGTTACGATTAGCACTCCCTCGCTTCTGCTTATCTTCGCAGCCTTGGTGCCTAGCCTTTGGCATTGAATTTTATCTAGGCTAACCCCTTTTAAGATGCCAAAGCCGACTGCCGTCGTATATTCTTTTAAGCTCTCATCTCTCTTTGCTGTATTTTCTAAATTTTTAAATCGCCTTTCGTCTTTTTGACGTTTTTGCTCGATAGCCGCTAATCTTTCATCGTGCTCTTTCATTAAATTTAATTGCATTTGCAGATAGTCGATAGAGTTAAGCGGTTTTTGTGTATAGCTTCCAGTTTTTCTAATGCTAGGCAAAACCTCTGCAAATACCCACTCCTGAAATACCTCGGCTTCGGGTTTACGACTTTGAAATATTAGGCGGTATAAATTAGGCTCGTTTATGAAATCTAACTTCTGCATTCCGCCGTTCGTAAGGGTGTCGGTAGTAGCTACACCCTTTAAATCTAGCCTAGTTTTGGCGTCTCGCGAGTTTGCTATGTCTAAAATTTTACAAACGTCGCTCAAACAAAAAAGCGGTTCGTTGTTTTCATCAACCGCAACTCTAACCTCAAAATTTTCGTTTTTAAAAATTTCTAAATTCATTTCGTTTCTCCTTTGGGTTGAAGTATGTTTAAAATTTTGGCTCTCATAGCATTATGATTATTGGCTAACATCTCTAAAGCGCAGAATAGATCATAAGCGCAGTCAAGCACCTTGTAGCTTACTTCTTCGTTGCTATCGCTTGGCTCTATCTTGTATAGCTCTAAATATTCGGCAAATTTCTGTTTAGTAGGGGCTTTCATTTTTGCCCCCTTGTAAGAAATATCCAAATGCAAGTAGCGAAAAAGGCTACAACCATTATGACATCGGTAAAATCTACTGACATTTTTGCTCCTTAGGGTATAATGTCAAAAGGCATCAGATTAAAGATTTTCTTTGTCCCCTTTCGGGGAGTGGATTAAATCCACCCAAAAATTCGCAAAATCCAATAAAGGATTTGCAAAATCAGACACAGAAGTTGCAACAATCTTGTCATCTGATGCTCCTTTGATTTATTTCAAAAGGTTATTAAATATCCTTTTGATAAGAGCATTATAGCTAATTAGTAATCTTTTGTCAATAGTTTTAGGATGTTTTGTATATTTTTGTAGAAAAATTAAGGATATTTAATATCCCTAATCCTTTAAAATGGCTTTAAAAAAAGCCTTAAAAGCTTCAAAATCGGCGTTCTGCTCTTTTAGTTTTAGCGTTTCTTTATAAAGGTCGATAGCTTTTTTCATCGGCTCGCTTATTTCATTTTTGGCAATAGCCGCCTTAACCGCCGCTTCACTATACCCTATCGCCTCGCCAAGTTGTTTATACGTTAGGTTTAGCTCATGGCAAGTATTTTTTATGGGGTTTATATCATAAAGCAAATACCCGCAACTGCCGCATTGTAAATCATAGTCTCTCCTCCCAGGCATCCAATTCTTGTTACCGCATTTTGGGCATACGTTGTTTTCCATAAAATCTTTTTCTAAATCTCGGCCAGATTTTATTTTTTTCTCGCTCATAATTGTCCTTTCCCTAAAATCCCAAATTCTACAAAAAGCCAAATTCAAAAGACCTTACGACTTAAAATGGTATTTCATCGCTATCGCAATATTGGCTCACATCTATTTCATCGCTTGCACTCTCGCTAGCTTGTGGCGTGTGGGAGTTATTATTTCTTTTTGGTGCGCTCCATGTGGCTTCAAACATTAGTCCGTTAGGCTCTTTTGGGCTAAATAACGCTAGATAGACACGTCCGCCAGCTACTAGAGGCGTTTCAATATGTCCTTTAAAATAATTTATCTTTCCGTCATTACTTACCGCGTTCCATATACCGCCTATAATTTGCCTTGCTCCCTCGTAATTTTTAGGTTTAAAAAGCACGATTTTATATATTGGTGCGTTTTGATTTTTAGTTAGCTCCTCATCAGGAGTTGGGATCAGCCCACACTCAATAGGGCGTAAAAAGGGGATATTTATCATACCCCCTATAAATTTTATTTCTTTGCCATCTTGACCTTTAAAAGTTTTATTTTTAAAATAGCCTACGTTCATTAGTTATCCTTTAAATTTTCTATTAAATTGTCTATGCTGCTTGGGTCGTTTAGATAGGCAGTAGCATCATCAATACTTAGTCTCTCAACTAAATTTTCAGCCTCTGTTTCGCTAGCACCTCGTTTCACCAGTTCGCTTTGTAGTAGATCGTGAGGCATTGGCTCAACTGTCAAATTTTCTTTTACAGTTGCGATTTCAACTTCAAGGGGCGCAGCTTCGATGTATTCAGTTTGTGAATTTTTTACACCAACTGAGCTGTTCGGTTTTTCCGAACTACTCAAAAGCTCGTTTAAATTTTTAGTTTTAGGCGTTTGCAATTTTTGCGGACACTTATCGTCTTTGTCCTCGTTTTCGCCGACTTCATCGACGGAGTAAAGCCCCGAAATGTCAAAAGCCTTTCGTAAGGCTTGGCTTTCGGCGACTTTTTTTAACATCGTTTCGGGTTTCTCGCGCCAAAATTTCGTTATCTCGCCTTTTCCCGTCCTTTGGACGTATTCGCCATAACTTACCTCGGCGCAAAACGGACGCTCGTTATCCGTGCGATACACTCGCGCCGTCGCAACCAGTTCATTTTTATTCATCCATTCGCCGTCTTGCAAAACGGCTTTTTGCTTTATGCCGCACTCGCTTTCGATACCCGCAAATTTACCGCTTCTATGCGCTAGGGTTAAAAAGCTGTCGCGCCCGGCTAGCGGCTCTATTTTGGATATTCTTTGCCCGTTTATATTGGTGACGCGCTCTACGAAATAAATTTGCTTTAAGATGGGATTTAAATTAAAAGTCTCGGCGACTTTCATACAATAAATCATATCCATATCGGTAGCGTTTGGCGGAAAAAACTGTGCCTTGATAATTTTTTTCTCGTCTTGGCTTAGCCAGTTGCTTTTTGCTATCTGCTCTGCTTGCGGTTTAGTTTGTTGTATTTGGTTCATTGGTTGTCCCCTGTTTTTTTATTTTTTTATCATACTTTTTAGAAAAATGCATAAGCCTAGCTAAAGTATAAGCCGCAATTTTAGAGCTATCCAAATAATCATCATCATTTCTGCCCGCGGCTTTAAAATAGCAATTAGTCTGTATAGCTTCATCACCGCATTTATATTCTTCGGTAGAATAGTCCATTTTATACTCATCGCTTTTTCGATAATCTTCATAATAAACGAAAAAGCAGGGGCTACATTTTTGGTTTTCTTCGTCATGGATTAATTCGTAAAATACTTTATACTCGTAATTTCTATCGTCTTCGCAATCGCAAAACATATAATCAAAAATACTAAAAATCTCTTTTTTGATGTTCTTTTTTAGTTTTTTAATTAGATACAAAATCTTTTCTTCCGTCATTCTTTATCCTTTCAAATTTATGCTATCTGTTCGTAAAATTTCCACGCTGGCAAGCTCAAAGTTTGCACCGCCTCTATCTTGTCACCATCTTTTTTCGCATAGCCCCACCACTCGTCACGCTCACGGCAATATTTGTAAAGCTCTAGTAATTCAAGATATGTTTTACGCCCTTGCTCTATCGCGGCGGCGTCAAGCTCATAAAAGCCTACAAAACAAGGGGCTTTCGTTTCAACGGCGATAAACAAGAAATAATTTACTTCTTTGCCTAAGCTTCTTAAAATATCGCTGTAAAACGCGGCTTGCACGTGGTAATTAAAACTAGCGACCGATCTAGCAAAGCCAGTAGCCGAAGCGTCTGAGG